CACTAAGTAGGCCACCACTATCATCATCTTCTGCTCCGATTTTAGCGATAGCAATAGCTGAATCCCTCTGTGATGCGTTTTCTGCTGACTGCCAAGCCCATGACAGAATGTCTCTTTCACGTTGTACTATATTATTATATGCAGTCATTGTCAAGTTATTTGCTTGAAGTGCTGCATCACGGTTGGCTTGGTTCTGTGCGGCGTTCTCTGCCGTTGTAATACTCTGCGCCCATGTGGCGTTTGCTTGTGCTACAACCAAGTGGTTCTGTGCATTAAACTGATCACGTGCATTGTCCTGTGCTGTATTAAACTGAGCTAAAGCATTTATCTCACCTGCATTAAAGCGTTCCTGTGCATCCTTACGGTTTGCATTGTCTAGCTGAACCTGTGTTTGGATACTAGCCATAAACTGCTTAGTCTGGTTCTCTGATGTAGCATTAAACTGTTTGGTTGCGTTCTCTGCAGCAGTATCACTCAAGATAGCATTATTGCGTTCCTGTGCTTTAAACAAGGATGTCTGTTGCTCGTTGTCTAGGTTAGCCATGTCCATAGCTAAGAAGTTCTTTGCGTTCTCTACATTAGCGATCTGTTGGTTACTCAGGTTAGTCAAGTCCATCTGCGACATAGCTGCAGCATCTGATAGTACCTTAGCATTCTTAGCGTTTAGGTTTGCTATGTTCATGGTGTTAGCCATACGAGCATTCTCTAGTGCCACCTGCTGCTCAGCCGTAAAGTTAATGTTAGCTATGTCACTGATCTTAGCAGCGTTAGCTACACGTGCTTGAAAGGCTTGGTCAAACTCCATGCCTAAAAACTTAGCACGTTCCTGTGCGCCTAGCATTGCAGCCTGTTGTCTGTTAGACAGGTTCTGTTCTTCAAACCTTGCAAAGGTCTGTGCATCTGCCATAGCTACAGGAAGGGCCGATTCCATAGCAGACTGTATAATAGCCTGACCTGCCATAGAGCTAGAACCTAAACCACGTGAGGCCATAGCAGAGGCGGCTGCTCTCATAGCACCTGCTGCCCACGGTGGCGGCTCACTACCCTCAAAGTCTTCCATCAAGCCTGTAAGCTGTCCCTGTACAGTTGCCTCTGTAGAGGGTGATCCTGTAGCAGCCTCAAAGTTTACCTCTTTCTTGACACGCTCCATGTCAACAGTCGGCCCTTCAATCATCTCACCTTCTTCAACCTTACGAGGTGCGACCTTCTCTACCCTAGCAGCTTCACCTTGAGCAGCCTCTAGTTTAAGGGCTGACAGTTTTGCAGGATCACCTTGTGCAGCCTCAACCTGTGCTTCTTCTGAGACTTCACCCTTAGCTGCCTCTACGTCTTTAAGAACTTCATCCACCTTACCTGCTGCTTTAGTGGTGTCAACTGTAGTTGTCACTATATCATCAGGGGTTTCTACTTTAGTTGCATCTCCTGCTGTCGTGACCTCTGCCTGTGCAGCATCTCCTGCCTGACCTGTAGTTGTATCAATAGTACCTTCTTGCTTCTGCTCGTCGGTAGTCTTAGCTATCTCTGCTTCTGTGACTAACTTAGTAGGATCAGCAGTAATAGCCTTAGTGAACTTGTTACCAGAGCTATCCTCTGGCTTTTTAGTGTCACCACCAGTAGCCATCTTAACAGGCGCACCCTCAATAGCACGTCTAGCAGCGAGAGTATACTTACCCATCTTAGCTGCTGCTGCAGGGTTAGCCGCTAGGAAAGCGTTAATACCTGCCTGTGTCATAGGACCATTATACCCTAAAGCAGGTAGTATTTTCTTTTGCATTGTTTCAGGTTTAAATCCTGCGAATTTCTTAGCCATATTATTTGTTCCCTAGTTGCATCCACATTGATGCTGCAATAAATGTTATAATAGCAATGGTTGACATCTTTACTATGGTAGACCAAATACCCTTACGTGTATCTCTCCATGTATCTAACAGGTTACGCATCTCACTGATGTCTCTACCTGCTGTTTCATCATGCAATCCTATAGATGATAGGGCTTGCTTAGCACCCCTACTAGCGGCACGATCAAGCATAGCTTCAAGTTCGTCAGGTGTAAGGGCGATAGTATTCATGTTAAGGGGTGCTTCCGTATACAGTACCGTTATTAGTTAAGGATACAGCCGTACCTGATATAGCTGCTCCACCTGCACCACCGTTACTATTTCCATTATCAGTAGTTACGTTGCCGCCTCTAGCACCCCAACCACCGCCGCCGCCGCCGCCGCCGTAGTCTCTGCCAGTATTTGTATCACCACCTGCGTTACCTGCTGAACCACCATCAGAACCTGCTTCATGATAACTTTCATCTCCTTGAGGTCCACCTGCGCCACCAGTGCCGGGAAGGATGCGGCCTCCACCGCCGCCACCGCCACCGTCATTTCCTCGTGCAGCACCACCGCCGCCACCAGCGCCGCCGCCATCACCACTTTCTCTACCATTACCTGTACGCGCACCGTCGTCACCTGCTTGACCTATAGCCCCACCTGCACCATCATAACCTGTAGTCAAACGAACTTCAGGGTATGCGCCACCATTACCACCACCAGCGCCACCACCACCAGAGCCAGCATCATGTGCGCCGTCTTCATCGCCACCCCCACCACCGCCGCCACCTGCTATAAAAGCACCAGAAGCATTAATGATTGCTGTACCTGTAGCTGCATTGCTTATTGCAGCACCCCCTGCCTGTCCATCACCACCACCTGTTCCAAAGTCATTTGCATTTCTGTAGCCACCCTGACCACCCTTACCTATAATCTTACCACTATTTCTTAGGGTAATTAAACCATTTAAGCTGCTAGGTATTGTTAGACCTGCGGTAGCTACATTGTCACTCCATATCCACACGTCACTATTAACAGTTACATCTGCTTTGGCTGAACCGTCCCAACCATTAGCATTTAACCACGTATAGATGTTTAATTCCTGTTGATTGCTAGAGATAGTAAATGTCTGTATACGGTGAACCCCATGCCATTCTGAAAAAGAGGAGCTTTCACCAGAGCCTTTACTTATAAGACTACGAATATCAGAATCATTTACTGTTGCAGTAGTTTCAGTTGTACCACCTGCTTCAACGTGCAACTGATTTAAAGATATAGGGTTTCCAGAGGTAGGTAATGGCATTAGATTGTTCCGTATGCTGTTATATTGCCCACTACAGTAAGATTACCTGATGCATCCAATTTCATTTTGTTTACGGGAGAGCCACTTGTACTAGTAGCAAAATATAGAACCCCACCACTTTCTGTGATAGTCCAATCTCCCAAGTCAACAGTGGTTGCATTTAAAGTACTTGCTGAGAATGCCTGTGAAGAACTACCTGCTAATGCTGCTTTATCATTTAGTGATGTTTGTAAATTATCTACGTTTGCAATAGTATGGTTATGGCTATCATCTGCGACAGTAGCTGTAATGCTAATGTCACTACTACCATTAAAGTTAGCAGTACCTGTAACATCCCCTGCTAGTGTAATAGCTCTAGGTGTAGCAAGAGTAGTTGCTGTAGTAGCATTACCTGTGACAGCACCTTCAAATGTACCTGCTACAAGTGTCTCAGTTCCGACTGTCCACTTGTCCGTACTCTCATTCCACACAAAAGTTTTATTAGCCTCACCACCACGTTCAATTTCAATACCACCGTTTTGTGAAGGTGTGCCTGTGGCATTAGAGTTAAGAACAATCTGATTATCTGCTAAGTTAATAATCTCAGTGTTTACTGTAGTACTTGTTCCTGATACAGTCATGTTACCACTTACAGTAAGATTACCACTTACTGTAACGTTGTCAGGCAAACCAATCTGTATCTGGTTATTAGTTACTGTAGTTTCTATTTCATTGGTTGTACCTGCAAAAGTAAGTGTATCATCTGCAAGAGATACAGTGTCATTTGAGCCACCGCCAAGGTTTGCTGTATCTGCAGTAATAGTAAGAGTAGTAGTAATATCTGCTGTACTTGCTGCAGTAACAAGACCTTTACCATTTACTGTAAGTACAGGTATGGCTGTAGCACTACCAAAAGAACCTACGTTAGAGTTTACTGTGTCCAGTGTAGTAGTAAGAGTAATGTCACCTGTGCCATCAAAGTTAGTAGCAGATGCATCTACGTCACCATCAATAGTAATACTACGTGCAGTTGCTAGTGCCGTTGCTGTAGATGCGTTACCTGTTAATGGCCCGACAAGTGATGTGCCTGTAATTGTCGTACCTGTAATAGCTGCTGCAGTATTAGCACCAATAATAGTGCCATCAATAGCACCACCATTAACGTCCACTGTTGCAAGAGTAGACAGTCCTGTAACACCTAATGTACCTGCAATGGTAGTATTACCTGTAGTATCAGCTACAACAAACTTGTCTGTGTCCATAACAAGTCCACCATTCAATGTGGTTTGACCTGTAACTGCTAATGTCCCACCAACCGTACCGTTACCAGAAACAGTAAGTGTGTCTGTGTCTACAGTACCATCAAAGTATGCATCTTTAAACTGCGCTCCACTTGAACCTACATCTAAAGTGTTTGTTGTTTTTGGTAGTACCTGTGTATCCGATACAATAAGGTTTTGACTAGGGCCAACCTTGCGAATAGGTGCGCCGTTACCATCCGTACCATCATGGACGTGACCACTTGATGCATTGAAAGCAGATTCAACTTGGTTGAACTCACCATCTAAATCATCTGCATCAATAACATTACCATTAGCAATGTTATTTGCTGCGTCTTGTCTTATATATCCTGCCATATCATTGCCTATCGTTTTGTCTGTACTCTAACAACGCAGTGTCGAGTGTGAATGTTGGGTTAGTTGAGTTTTCTTCTATACGTATAGCTATTGTTTTAGCTGATCCAATTAGGTTAGTGTTGTATATTTTATCTAGTTCGCCACCATAAGTAGCTGTATTATATATAGCACCTGATGCACCATACAAAAATACAGACGTGCCTGAACTAGCTATGCTTTGTGTTGATGGTTGTATAGTAGTGGGACTATCAAAGTCATACTTGATGTTAAGGTCTATAGATGTGCTACCTGTAGGTGTAGCATACAAAGTCATCTTATAAAATGTCTTACGCATCTGAGGATCATTGATGGGCATGAAGGGTGACTCATAGATAGCTTCAATGTTAGACCCATCAAAGTTACTGCCTGTTTCCATCTTATATACGTAGCCATCATCATTAGCAAACATGGCAGTCTCTTGATCACCTGCATACCTACTGTCTGCTACATATGCTTTTATGCCTTTTGTAGTAGCCCAACTGATACCGCTAGAACCTTGAGCAATAAACTTAGTTGCTATCAAACCTTTAGCAACAGAGTTTCTCTCAGATGATACGTAAGCAAAGATACGATACTGAGATTTATCCCTTAGTATCATAGAAGAGAAGATGTCTGATGTGTTTAAGAAAGATGTAGCATCTCTGTATATACTATCTGATGCAACATCCAACGCAAAGTCACCAATACGGTCTGTAGCACTTAGTAGTCGGATACCATCAGGGGCTAAGTAGATAACATCACCACCAACCTCTTGTATTGTATCTCCGTTGATACAGCCTATTCGGTTTGTTATGGGTGATAAATTAAAATCAGCAGATGCGTTTCCTGTAAGTCTTTGTATAGTATCCGTTGTAAATATAATTAGTTGATCACGAAAGATAGTAAGACCTGTTACATCATGTCCTACACTTATACTACCTGCACCATTAGCTGCACTGAAATCATCCACGGTAAGAGGTGCAGTAAAATATACAACATTACCTTTTGCGTAAAACGCTGTATTCTTAAAGATGGCTACATGCTCAGCACCACTAACATCTGTGCTATTACTAGATGTCATAAACGACATAGTGTTACCAGATGTGTTGTATATAGCAGGGTAGTTAGTACCGTCTACAAATACAACCTTATCATCACCGTTTAAGTTAAACTCAGCGTGACGTGCTTTACCACCATTAGTACCAACACTGGTAGCCATGCTAGTCCACGATGTACCTGTTCCGTAGTAGTACTGTGTTTGATTGCTTCCGTTCTTACGTGCTGCTACTACACGACCAGATGAAATAACTTTAAGAGCTAGTATAGGACCAGAGCCTGTGACTGCTGTACTACTGTACTTAGTATAACCTAGTAACTTACTGTAGCCGCCGTCTTTGTTAGGCTCAAAGTTCTGTAATATAGTAGCAGAGCCTACAGCATTACTGCCTTGCTGTAGAGGGCTAAGGTTGGATAATAGCCCACCCTTAAACTCTATAGGATATGTCTGCCATTGTGTTGCCATTAGAAATGAACTCTTGTATCACGTAAATATTCAGTACGGTTAATATATAGACTTCTTAATTGCTTTATGCCTTGAGTGAACTTTTGTAGTGCAGCCTGTGCAGCTTGCATATCACCCCGGAACTGGTATGCGTAATACATAGCACCATCTACTATAACATACTTGTATTGCTCTGGAAGGGTAGGTACATCCCCATGCAACTCTAAGTCATATGCCAAAGTGTAGTACTCATATATTACTTCGTATGCTTTATCAGGGGCAGGGTAGAATATAAGTTCTCTGCTAGGTGTTCTAACCACATGGGTAGGTACGGTACGTGTATCTGTACTAGAGTTATACTCTGAATCGGCGTATTTGTCAAGCCATTCTTCATAACTAAGTACTTTTAATTTAACAGTTTCTACGTTTAATGTACTGTCTCTCTTAATACGAAAGCTATTTAGGTTGACTGTCTTAGCATCGTAGGGTACACTATAGCGAACTTCACCTGCTAGTAAAGTCTCTGTTTCCTCTACGTGATTCCAAGGCCATTCAAACTCTTCTTGGTTGATGTGACGAATTGACGCATTTACTGCATCCTTAGCAAAACTATAGAAGCCTGTAGCAGAAGCAAAGTTAGTTGTACTTAGCTCTACCTCGTTTAACCTACGGTTAATATCATTTACTAAACTTAAAAAGTTGTAGGCCATTATTACTTCTCCTTAATGCGTAAGAATACAGAACGTTCATACTGTAGTCCACCGTTTGTTGTAATCTTACACGTTATTCTATACCTAATATTATTAGTACCTAAACCTAATCTGATTGTAGAAACAGTAGTAGTATTAGTACCTTGAACAAACTGTAAGCCATTAACTATATCATTTGAAGAGACTTGTGTTTTTGTACCATCAGCAGCATCTATATACCATATTACACTAGAAATAGTATCGGTGTCAATAAAACGTGACCAATCAATACTATAATCTAAAACTTCATCTTTATCTTTATCGGGCCATTTATATGACATTACGTATTCCTTTAGGCTGCAATCTTGATAGTCTGTGTATTATTATTCTGTTTTGATAAGAACAATGTTCTATTCTGTGAGGTTATCACAACTGTGTTATTGTTTCTTTCTGGTAATATGTAAACAGTTCTGTTATCTGCGGTTACATTTACGGTTGTTCTTCCATCTTCTGATACAAGTACGATAGCACGTTGTCTGCTGTATAGGTCTGAGTAAGGGTTAAAGTCAAAGATAACACCTGTAGAAGAAATAGTACCTAGTGAAGATACAGCAGATACACTGTTTAGTTTTTCTGTAATATTTACAGTTAGATTACTAGCTTGTCCAGCAGTAGATACACCAGTTAGTTTACCTGAAGTTTTGACTTCTACTGTACCTATAAAGCCTGTGGCACTAACACTATCTATAGGCTCTGATATTCTTGCTTCTACTGTACCTATAGAGCCTGTAGCATTTACACTGTTTAGTTTTTCTACAAGACTTACAGTTACAGTATTTACTTGACCTGTAGCACTTACACCCTGAAGTGCTTTTGATATTCTTGCTTCTACTGTACCTATAGAGCCTGTACTACTTACACTGTTTAATTTCTCTGTAAGACTTACAGTTACGCTATTTACTTGGCTTGTAGCAGATACACCAGAAAGGCTTTCCAGAAGATTTACAGAAACAGAGCCTATAGAACCAGTAGAGCTTACAGAAAGTAATCTTTCTGATATATCAATTTCAAAACCGTTTATAGATACAGACGTTACTATACCTGTAGAAGATACTCCTGTAAGACCACTAGCTGTATTAGTTTGAAGTGTACCAATAGAGCCAGAGCTTTGTACACCAACAAGGTTTTTACTTACTTTAGGTTCTACTGTACCTATAGAAGAACTTAATGCACTACTTGAAATTGCTATGTTAGAAGTTGCAGTAAGTGTAAGTGTACCTATACCCAATGTAGAAGATACACCACTTAACCCCTCTGTAATATTTACTTGTACTGTATTTAAATTGGCTGTAGAACTAACACTGCTTAATTTTTCAGAAAGTTTTACTTGTACTGTGCCTATAGAACCTGTTGTGTTTACGCCTACAAGACCTGCACCTGTCAGTGTTTTGACAGTGTTTACTGAGCCAGTGCTGTTTACACTTTCTAACGATTCTGTTATATTTACAGTTACAGAGTTAATGTGACCTGTACTAATAACACTTAACAGAGCTTCAGTGGGTTTTTCCTCTAGTGTATTTACAAAACCTGTAGCTTCTACTGAAGAAGTTACGACACTAAGGTTGACTGTTACTGTATTAGTACTTGTCGAAGCCGATACAGAGTTTAAGTTTTCTGATGTATGTTTTTGTACTGTATTTATAGAACCAGTAGCTAAAACACCAGTTAGTGTAATCGTATTACTATGCTCTAAAGTTCCTACTGAACCTGTTCCAGAAGCACCAGTCAGTGTAATAGTATTACTATGCTCTAAAGTTCCTACTGAACCTGTAACTGAAACACCAGTTAATGTAGTAGAGATATTTACACTTACAGTGTTTATTGAACCTGTAGATGAAACACCAGTTAGTGTAAATGTGTTACTGGGTTCTAGTGTACCTATTGAACCTGTAGCACTTACAGAACTGAGTCTTTCTGAAATGTCAACTTCAAAGCCACCTGCAGATACTGTTTCTATTGTACCTGTTCCAGAAGCACCAGTTAGTGTAATCGTATTACTATGCTCTAGTGTGCCTATTGAGCCAGTACTTTGTACTCCTGTGGGTGTTACAGTTAGACTTACAGATACTGAACTAATACCTGTTGTACCAGAAACACTGCCTAGCTTTTCTTCTGTATTAAAACTTATAGTTCCTACAGCACCTGTAGCACTTACAGAGCTAAGTCTTTCTGAGATGTCAACTTCAAAACCACCAACAGATAGACCTGCTACTGCAGTACTAGCAGAGACACTACCTAAAGAAACATCTGCAGATACAGATGAAGATGCTACCCCAAAGGGAGCTTCAGATAGTGATGTAAAACCTAGCACAATTTACGACTTCCAGTAAGCCCGACCTGACGCAATCGTGTCGTTCATGCGCGTCATGTCCTTACCTGCTTCAGTCCATTTGCTGTCAAGCACTTCGGCTTCTAGGCTCATAACAACTCCACCGACATTTTTCTTTTTCATCGTATCGGTTTCATTTTCTGATTTCTGTCCTGCAATTATCATTTCAATAAGGTCACAACTATGTAACAACTGAAGATAATCACGATCTAATTCATTTACTGCCATTGGTCAGTTTCCTTCTAAAGTTTTAATTCGCGCCTCAAGCGCATCACATTTTGCAGACAACTCTTGTGCTGCCTTAACCAAAATCGGATATGATCTGACATAATCCGCTTCAAGTTTCTGAGGGTTTTCCCAATTAACCAAACGAGTGCGTGAGCTTGATGAATGGTCTAGCTCAGTATCGTAAAGCTCTTGGGCAATGAAGCCCATATCAGGCTTTGCGCCTAGTGAGCCGTCTCGCCTGTTCCAAGTGAACTCGACAGGACGCATATCGTTGATAAAGTCTAGGCCATACGTCAGGTCTGCAATAGCTGTCTTGTCACGTTCATCTGACAGGCTGCTGATGGTCTGGACGTTGCAGCGCAGGGACGAAATATTGGCATCACCAAGAGTAATTTCGTTTGAAACACTGCTTGTGCTTGGGTTGGCATTAGCGCCAAGGATTAGGCAGTTTGCATTGGTGTCCATGTAAGTAGAAGCACCTGCGTAATTACCTAAAACGGTATTGTCATCACCCTCTACATTATACCCTGCGTATCTTCCTACACAGGTATTACCATCTCCGTTATATCCTGCGTTGCCTGCTCTTTCACCGATATAGGTATTTTTCGATCCCAGTGTATTATAAAACCCTGTCAAACCGCCCACCATAGTGTTTGAGTAACCTGTGGTAGTACGGTATCCCGACCTGTCTCCTATATATACATTATCATCGCTACCGTTTAAGTCTTGGGCCGCAGCATAACCGACTATAGTATTACGGTCACATTGATTGACCATATCTCTAGCAGCAGTAGACCCAATGGTTACGTTGCCACTATGACCTGCCCTTGCCTCGTTGCCTACTATTACAGAGTTAGAGCTATTATTATAATAATTTCTAGCGTTATAACCTACAAAGGTATTATTATCTCCTGTTTTATTGGTACTCCCAGAGTACGAGCCAATTGATGTATTGTACTGCATACCTGCTGCGGTCCAGAAACTATAATACGATAAAGCATAATAACCAACCGCCGTATTGTGTCCCGAACTTGCTGTACCGTCATCTGCATAAGCAAATTGACCAACAACCGTATTATAGTCTTGAGATACAATACTAAGTCCTGCGTTTTGACCAATAAGAGTATTTTTTTCTGCTGTAGCATCTAAATCACGCCCTGCATCGCCACCAATCGCCATATTATAGCCAAGTGAATTTGGATCATCAGGCCAATCAGATTGCCAGAGCATTGCTGTGCCTGTTTGATTAGGCAAAGTGATTGTTTGATCTGCCGTTGGGTCTGTAACTGTTACAGTTGTTTCATAGTCATTAGCTGTTGCACCTTCAAACACAAGGTTCTTATTTGTGTATAATTTTATATCTTGATTTGCTATTATTTCTGATGCGTGTGCTTCAAGAACACCAGCACCTCCAACTCTGAGGCTAGAGGATGTACCAGCAGGAGAGTTTATCCAACTATACCCATTCTGATTTTGAGCAAAACCAAGATTACCAGCAGAGCCCCCATGATCTTCGTGGCTTACAGAGATAACATCGTTTAAACCACACCACCCAATTTTACCCCTACCAATTAAAGCGGTTGCATCCGTTCCAACTGCACCGTCAGATACCACTACTTCGCCTGTTCGATCAGGCAGCGTAATTGTGCGGTCAGCCGTTGGGGTAGCAGGGACTAAATCAACATCGTAACTGGTGCTGTTGTGCGTATCCCACCTTAGAGGTTGATCGCTGCCTAACTGGAATTTATCGTTGTCGAAAGAATACGCTAGTGTACCTGCCCCTGCTGCTCTCAACCAAAGTTCAAGACGGCCATCTTCAGCCCCTGCTGTCGGGTCAACAATTCGACCTGCAAGCGAAGCATAAGGTATTTCGGCTGATGCGCTATCCTCACCAAGATACCTCACCGACCCAAGCCAATCCCACGCCGCAGGGCTTGCGCTATCTCTTTTTAAATTAAAATAAGGCGAAATAGATGACCCATCACCAGAGTTAAGCAGCGTGACATCACCAGTAAACGTACCGCCCGACAGAGGCATAGCTGCATTTGCTGTTGTAGTAGTGCTTGTTAGCACTGCATCCCTAGCTGCAATATCCACGCCATCTACAGTGCCTGTCACCGCAATATCTGCGGCATCAATGGTCATCGACGCATTGCCAGTTGCACTATGGTCGGCCTCACCTTGGGCTATCAGCCGTAAGTTTCCTCCGTCGATGGTCATTCCTGTGGTTATGTTTTGATTTGTTCCGTCCGAGTGGACATTTCCAAAAACAACTAAATCACCAAAGTCTGTTCCTGACAGGCCTACTACTTCACGCAATGCGCCTGTGGAACTTCCTTTGATAACTTTATAATGGTGTTTAATAGTTGTGTCAGTCCAAGGCGCTTCGATGCCAAGCAGACTGTCAAATTCATTATTATCGACGCCTTGTCCAATTGCTACGTAGTCTAAAGCATCTACCGAACCAACTGCCCCACTACCATCAATATCGAAGTCAGGGTTTGGATCAAAACCAATTTTAACATCACCTGTGAATGTGCCGCCTGACTTAGGCATTGCTGTATTTGCTGTTGTAGTGGTACTTGTTAAAATGGAATCCCTAGCTGCAACATCGACCCCATCCACAGTGCCGGGAATAGATATATTACCTGATGCATCTTCATACACTGCCTTGTCTGCAGGATACGTCATAAATATATTTTTAGTACCTGCAGAAAAGTCTACAGCATTATTAGAATTAGAGCTAGATAGGATAGTAGTTCTAGCTAGTGTATTACCACTACTGGCATAAGTACCAATGCCTACTTCAAATTCGTTAGTATTGCCCTGTTGCTCTATAGCATAGTAAGTGGTGTCAGCATTAGAAAGGGCAGAACTAAAGGTTTTAAACTTAGTTACTGCCCCCCCTAAAGAGATACTACCTGTACCTGTAGTTGTAGTAGTTTCTTTGACCCGATCTTTTACGACAAGTGCCATAGTATACCCCTATTTGTTTTAGGCGATACGAATAACTGCTGTAGATGCTCCTGCAGCAGGGAATTCAATAGTAAGATCACCTGCGGTAGCACTAACTGTACCACCAAAGTCAATTACTGCAATAGCCTTATTAGTTGCAGATGAATTATAAATAATACAACCTGCTGCAGAAGTAGTTACGTTAGAAAATACCTCGTCTGCAAAGTCTACTAGGGCAGTAGTCCCTGATACAGTAATAGCAGCACTGTCAAGATTTTGACCCCCTGCAGTATAGTTAGTACCTGTAGCCTCATCAGAGTTACCTGTAACATTTGAGTAGTTTGTTGTAGCTGCCCCATATGTTCCAGACATACCACTCTTGATTAGAGCCAGTTTAATTGTGTGTGTGTCTAAGTCGTGTGTACCACCAAGTAGCTCAGACTTAAAACTTGTACACATTGCTGTTGTGATTGCCATTTTTTATCTCCGTATAGCAATAAAGAGGCCACCCTAAAGCAGCCTCTTTAGTTTGTTAAGATTAAGCTGCGTTGTAGTTCGCAGTTACGATTGCCTCTGAACGCAGAATCTTGCGACCATAAAGGTGCATACCACGAACAATGTCAGCAAAGCTGTCAGGGTCACGATAGCTCTCAACGTTGTTGATTTGCTCAGCAGAAGCTACTGCTTCATCCTGACCACCAACGAGTACACCGAAGTTAGTCTCCTGTGCAAGTGAGCCACTTGTAGCTGCTCCTGTACCCATGTAAGGCAGGTTGTTTGAAACATATACACGGAAGCCGTGTAGGTTGTTCAATACCAAGCCGTTCTGTAGGCCAGAACCACCGAAGTCAGCGTTCAACATGCGGCTGTCTTCGTCTTTCAGCATTTCTACAAATACCGGGTCAACTACCAGCCAACGACCACGTGAGTCAACATTGTTGGTATCCAACAGACGTGACATACGTGCTACCACTGACAGAGGTGACACAGTGCTTGAAGACAACGCTGTTGCGCCGGGCAAGCGTGGTGCTAGTGGGATAGAATCACCTGCATTATATGCAGTTGAAGCACTATCAGCAGAACCCAACTGACCAAACTTAGTAGCGTCCAAGCGGTTATCTGCCAAAAGTTCAGCACCTACTTTGTCGTCTGCAGAACCTGCAGAGGCTGAAGCACTAGCTAGGTCGCCAGAAGCAGTTGTGTTTACTGCCCATGAACCTGCTCCACCAGTGTAACCTGAGAGATAACCCAAGCATTCTTCATCCATCTTGTCAGCCATTTTATAAGCTGCGCGATCCGATGCCATGCGAACGAAGTCAACATGAGAGAACTGCTCTTCAATGTCATCCATTTTGAAAGCAAAGTAGTTAGCTTTGTCAATGGTCAAAGAGAAGTCTTGGTCATCAAGTTTCTCTACTGAGATACCTGTGTGACGCTGCAGAGCGTTGACAGTTACGTCAGGCTCTTTTTGGATACGAACTGTATCACCTTGATTTGCAATCTCTCCAAAGTAGGAGTTGTTAGTGATTGCGTTTACAACTGCAGACTTGCGAAGTGCAATCTGTGCTGTTTTTGAGTAGATTACTGGCGACCAGTTGCCATTAAACCCACCCGATGCTGATGCAATAGCCATAGTTATATTCCTTTCAAAGATATGGCGTTCAAGTATAACACTACATATTCACTGAAAAGAGGCTCTTCATTTTAGGGTAGTCGGCTGTGTTATCAGGATGGCCGTCCTTCTAACGCCGGGCCTATACTTAGAGGTAGTTCTTTTTAACGTGGTTAGTGCTTGTTAAAGCATACACACTTTAAGTGTGCATATGCTATAGTTTTACATACAATAAGAGAAATGTCAATCATTTCTTTGACATATCGTAAATAAAATTCCCTTTGCGCTGAGCTTCCATAATCTCATCCATGCGCTTTTCATATTCTTTAATAGACATCTTAGCTACCTGTGACTCACGAATATACTTGGAGGATTCGTCTGCTTCTGGTGTAGCTTTGCCCTTTGTCTTCACAGACGCTGCAGCAGCCTTGTCAGTACCGCTTTTCTTTTTGGTAGTGATACCCTTATCAGCCTTGTAAAGGTCAATCACACGTGACACAGACTTAGCGTCTTCAGCATTCTCATATAAAGCATCCTGTACCCACTTAGGCTGATCACCTGCCCATGTATGGAAAGCGTCATCTTCACGAATGTCAACAAAGTCAGGGTGCATACCTGCGAGTTCAGCTTCTGCTTTCTCTCGACGTGCAGTTACACGTAGCTCTTCTAGCTCTTGCATACGTGTTTCTAACTCAGTGGCACGTTCATTAGCTTTCTTATCAGCAATGGTTTCAATAATACCTGCAACGTCAGGGTACTTCTTAGCCCATGCATCTACTTCTTCTGTAGACTTAGGTAGTACAAGCTCATTCTTAGTTGCTGCCTCTAGCTGCGCCTCTAGCTTCTCAACCTTAGTTGAGAACTCTTTTTGCTTTTCATCTAAGTGACGGCGAAGGTCGCTGTGTCGCTGCTTAAACGTTTTCTCTTGGGCACTTAAATCTTCTTCTTGTGCTTCTGCGTTGGGTTCTTCTTTTTGTTTGGTATCGCCTTCTGCCTGAACTGGTTGCTTGACAGGCTCTGCGCTACTGGATTCCTCTTCCGTAGCTTCTTCTGAGGCTTCTTGCTGTACTTCTCCATCTGAGATACCTGCTTCTTTTAGTAGCTTGTTTAGCTCTGCTTCATCACGCTGCACACGTGACATGTTTCTTAGGTGTGACTTTGAGTCTGTTTCAATAGTTTGTGCTTCTGCCATGTTTAATGGTCCTTATGTTGGGGTCAGCCGTAGCCGAGTAGCCTTATTTTTTCATTTCTAAGTATAGCCTGTAACAGTTGGCTAATGTATTAATACTAACCATAGTCACAAGAATGAGTTGCCAAGTTAGCATATTATCTGCCGCCTATGTTTCTACCACCTACTCCTGTCTTTTGTTTACGTTTTCTGAAAGCATCTGGATCAACTGGTTTTGGAATAACCACTGGTTCTTCTGATGTGGGTTGAGTCATAGTTTCAGATGGAGACTTTGTATCATCTCTTGATGTAGATGTTCTTGGTTGTGCTGGGAATACTGCGCTTGTGAAACCCATAGTGTCCTGTATTTCGTTAGATAGTTGTGGGTTGCTGTAGTCCGTTGTAGGTGGTGTAGGGTCGGGATCAAAAGGTAAGTACGGCTGTGTACCTCCTGCCTCATATGCTTCTGCTGCGCTTTCATTTGCTGATGCTATCTCTGCTGCTTCTTCATCTGCAAATATTTTTTCCATGTCTGGTCCTGTTTCACGTGGTATAGGTGCGTAATCACGTGTTGCAAGGTCAGGGTCTACCCAACCTTCTGCTGAATATTCAGGCTCTTCCAAGGCTTCCTTAACTGCAGCATCTACAGCATCAGGGTCTACTACAGGTTTATCTTCTTCCTTACTACCAAAGATACGCTCTATTAAACTAGGTTTATCCTTCTCCATTATTTCTAGTAAGTTTGTGTAAGCACCTCTTTCATCTGGCGTAAGGCCGTCTAGAGTAGTCCTGCGCTTTATTTCATTCTCAATCTGTTGCGCCTGATGCCACATAGCGCCTTTAACTGCTACACCCAACAAAGGATTAACTATACCAAAGATACCTGCAGCAACATCACCTGTAACGCCCTGCTGTTCTTCTACCATATCTGTTAGCTCTTGTAAAGTCAAGCTCTTATAATCAATAGGGTCTGGTACTACTGGTGGTGTAGATGGTCCTCTATCTCTGGCTTGAGGTTTAGGTTCTTCTTTAGGCGCTTCTTCCGTAGCTTCTTCTAAAGGATAATATCCATCAGGTATAGCCATCATGGGTGTGTTACCTATAAACATAATATAGATAATATCACCTGCATCATTTGTATAGGCACGTGTCTCTATCCCTGTTGATACTTCATTACTTAGTCCAATACCTTCTGAGCCTAAGCCTAGAGCGCCACCGTCATCTACAAAGCCACCCTCATCAAAGCCCATCACACCATCATCAACAACTTCTAGCTCAGATATATCGAACTGCATGTCTTCTGGTTCTACTATCTCCATGCCCATAGGCTCACCACCTATGCGACCATTGGATTCCATAGTATCAAAACCCATCTTAGCTTGACTGCGTAGGTCTTCAAAGAATTTAACACCGTAGTAACGCACTACATCTGCAGGTACAACGTATTCACCTTCACTTAGTCGAGCAGGTATATCATCTCGTACTTCTTCTGGTAACGAACCTGTAGGCACTTCATTGCCTGACACAGGGTCTACCTCTTCTACTGCGCCACCTAGAGCATAACCCCTTGAGGACTTAAATACCATTTCCATTTGATCGTCCATTGCCATACCGCCCTCATTAAATAGTGTAGGTTTTTTCTTTTCTGTAGCTACTTTTCTTACATCCATCTTCCGCATCTTTGCAATTCTTTCAGCAGAAGTTTCTGTAGACCGTTTTGCAAATATTTGTTTACCTATCTGTACAACAAGAGGTGAATCAAATACTGGCATACTTGTTTCTCTATCATAAAAGAAACCACCTCTGTCAGGGTTGTATCCAAGGTGAATGTAGTCGGGATTGTCAAACACACTCTTTGCTAAGTTGTGTGCGTCCTTATCTGTATACATTAACTTAGTTGCAGGATCAGATGCGACAGTTCCATTTATAGTTGCATGAGGGTATTTGGTTACTGCTTTTCCAGTATTGTCTCTGCCTCTTGCTATATCAAAGGCAGGTTTTGTTGGTGTAGGAAAAGTAACATCCTCTATAACCATTGTCCTAGAGAACACACTTTCAGCACCCTTTACATCAGGCTTCTTATACGTTATCTGTGGTACATAAACATCAAACCTATTGTACGCAGGGATGTCTAGCCTAGCCTTTACCTTATCTCCTGCTGCTATAGGTTTTACATCTTTAGGCATAGTTTTATTTAGACCTACTATACCCTTTGCTCTTTTTTGTTTATCTAAAGCAAAAACAATCTCTGTAAAAGTAGGAAGCTCTTCCAATGTTTTAAACTTTTCGACATCAGAAAAAGCAACTTCTCTAAACTCTTTAGATGTTATTTCATCTTTTTCTAAAGCTAGTGCTTCTTCTTGAAAAGGTCTTTTACCTGCTTTTTCTTGTTCTCTGTTTTTAGCTTGCTGTTTTCTTACACCGTCTATATAATCCTCAGATGAATCAAATAACTTTTCTGCAGATTTTATATCAGCACTTTCATCTGCTTGACCTCTTAATGTCTTATAAGAAGCATTACCTAACGTTAAGTAATCATCTGTTTTTTTAGGGGCTAACCGAATGTTACCGCCCATCATACCTAAAGTATCAGGATCAATCTCAACACGTTTAGCTGTGTTTAGTGCAGTCTTAGCGCCCTTACGAATGGCTGCTGCTGCTACGTCACCTAAGCCCGGAATTAACCCTATGATAGCAGCACCACCAAGCGCACCTGCAAGAAGGTAGTTAGGCTCATCTTTCTGTAGCTCATCATATACTTGCTTAGCTGCCATAGCGTCAC